TGGAGTGGCGCAGCATCCGCCACCGGCTGGAGTGGCGCAGCATCCGCCACCGGCGAGAGTGGCGCAGCATCCGCCACCGGCAAATACTGTGTGGCTATGACAACCGGATTTTTTGGCCGCGTTATGGGCGATATCGGCAACGCTATTGTCTGCGTAGAGCGTAGTGATAATGGAGATATCGCCGCCATCCTTTCTGGCATCGTGGATGGTGAAACGCTGAAACCCGGCGTGTGGTACACCGTTAAGAACGGCCAATGGGTGGAGGTACAGGGATGAACCGATTGAAGGAGAGGCGGCTGGAGCTGGGTCTGACGCAGGAGGCGGTCAGCGGCATTCTGAAGCTGGCAGACCCGCGGATGGACGTGAGCATGGTAAGCCGTTTTGAAAACGGCGTGTGCCTGCCCACGGAGGAAGTCACGGAGGCGCTGGAGGCGGCGCTGCGGGCCAGCAGGGCGTATCTGTTCGGCGAGGACGAGAAAGCGGAGATGCCCATGCGTACGGCGGAGACAGAGCGGATTGCCGGTCTGATCTCCAAGGGGCGCAGGAACGCCATCAGCCGGGAAGACCTGGCGGCGGCGCTGCACACCACCGACCGGAAGATGCGAAAGGCCGTGGCCGAGGCAAAGAAGCAGGGCGTGATGATCTGCAACGACGGGGACGGGTACTACCAGAGCGACGAGCTGAGCGATTTGTGGCGGCAATACAGGCGGGAGACGGCGCGGGCTATGTCTATCCTCAAGGCGCGGAAGCCTATGCGGGAAGTGCTGAAAGCGGCTGGGAGGCCGGTATGATGCGAGTTAAAAAGAAAAGGTGGGAGCGCATAGACACCGGCGTTTTGTACATCTGCGATGATTGTGGTGCGGAGTTTGAAGACCCGGCCATGTGTACCTACAAACATTCCCCGGATGGCGAGTTCGGTGAGGAAATGACAGAATACCAATGCCCGTATTGCGGCAGTGCGTATGTGGGAAAGGCGGAAGAATAATGCTGAAATCTTTTGACGAGTTAATACAGGTGGATGTAAAGCCGTTTTGCGATTTGCGTGACGCAAAGGACGAGAAAGGTAATGTTATCAAGGTCCCTTATTTGAGTTGGGCAAAGTGCGCCAAGTTGCTCCACGAAAACGGAGCATCCAGCGTGTGGTATGCTCCTCGGAGGTGCCCGGAAACGAATACATACCTGTGGCCGCAGGCCAAAATTACTACCAGTAAAGGAAGAACTACAGAATGCTGGTTTGTGTCTGTTGAAATCCACATTGACGATTTGGAGTTTTCCTACGACATGCCCCTCTTGAACGGATCTCTTGTGGTATATGAGGACACGCTGAACCAACTCCGCATAAACAACGCGCTTGCGAGAGCTTTCGTTAAGGGTGTTGCCGTGCGTACCGGCCTTGGGTTTGACCTTTGGGCAGAAGGTGACGGAGACGATGGTGAGGACGATTTGAGCCGTCACAGTATCTTTGCCATAAAGGAGAGACTTGAAAGGCTAATCACCATGAAAGAACGAAACGGGCTTGACCACAGCGACCTGCTTCGGGGACTTGGGATCAACGAAAAACAGCTTGTGCAGTTGATGGGCTATTTTGCAAAGCTGGACGCGCTTGAAAAGGCTGTGAGTAAGCTATGATACGAAACCACGACAGAAGCGGGTGGTTTGGCGCAAGCGACACCGCCACCATCATGGGGAACTGGAATACAGATACGTTTCGAAGATGGTGGCTGGTGAAGCTGGGGGTCAGGAAGGATAGGTTTATTACGCCGGCAATGCAGTGTGGCACGGCTTACGAGCACAAGATACTTGATGCGCTGCGTGTAAAGACACGAGACAGGCAGATACGCATTCGTTCGCTACGTTTGCGCGTGAACTATGACGGGGAAAGCAGACAACTCATTACCGAAGTGAAAACGCATAGCAAACCTTTATTCAAGGTTACGAAAGCGTATTGGCAGCAGTGCCAGGTGGAGATGTTTGCCAGCGGATGCGGATTGTTCCGAAAGAGAAAGTTTTGCAGGATCGTGGCATACCGCGTTACAGAAGACGAATTGTTTAATTTTTTCCTGCCAATAGACGAAAACAGGTTGACACAGCACAAGGTTGATTATGACGCGGAGTGGGTCGAGGGGTGTTACCTACCTCGCCTTAGGTATTTGGCAAAATGCCTACGAACAGGACATTGGCCGCAGGAGGAAGAATTATGCAGCAGGTGACAGTCGATGGCGCACGGTGGCAGCAGGACAGTGATGGCGCGTGGCTGGCGCTGCGTGTGAAGTCGCCGCAGACCGCTATGGACGTGTGCGACGCCATGAAGCCCGGCAAGGAGTACAACGTGACCATCAAGGGCAAAGGCCGAAGCTTGGATGCCAACGCCTATTGCTGGGTACTACTGGACAGGCTGGCGGCACACTATGGCATCTCCAAGCAGGAGGTGTACCGGCAGGAGATACGGAACATCGGAGGCGTGAGCGAGGTGCTGTGCCTGCGGGAAAAGGCGGCGGAGCCGTTTTGCAGGGCATGGGAGAGGAACGGGATCGGATGGATGGCAGAGACGTTCCCCAGCAAGCTAAAGGGCTGCGTGACCGTAACAGTATGGTACGGCAGCAGCACCTACGACACGGAGCAGATGTCGCGGCTGATAGATGCCGTCGTGGAGGATTGTAAGGCGGTAGGTATTGAGACGCTGACGCCGGCAGAGCTGGACGCGCTGGTGAGCCGGTGGGGAGAGGTGAGCGCATGAACAAGCTGCACATACAGCCCTGCTGGACGTGCAAGAAGTGCTACGGCGATTGCAGCTGGTCGAGGAAAGGCCCGGAGCCGGTGCCAGGATGGGACGCTACGCCTACGGTGAAGAAAAAAGGAGGCCGCAAGGCGGGTATCATGCGCAGCTACGCCATTCACAGCTGCCCGGAATACGAGTGGGACGGGACGGAGGAAGCGCATGGAGAGTAAGAGATGCTTTTTGTGCGGGGCGACCGGCGGGGCGGATCCGCTGGATCGCCACCACATATTCCCCGGCACGGCAAACCGGAAGAAAAGCGAGAAGTACGGTCTTGTGGTGTATCTGTGCCATAACCGGTGCCACATCTTCGGCAGGCGTGCCGTACACAACAACGCAACGACTATGAAGCAGCTTCAGCGGTACGGACAGCTAAAGGCCATGCAGGAACAGGGCTGGACGGAAGAGGACTTCCGGCGAGAATTTGGAAAAAGTTACTTATAAGGAGATTTGATATGCTGAACAAGATTTTTGTCATGGGTAGATTGACACGGGATCCCGAGCTGCGGCGCACCAATAACGGTACCGCCGTTGCCAGCTTTGCACTGGCGGTAGACCGGGACTTTAAGAACGCAGACGGGACCAAGGACACGGACTTCATCGACATTGTGGCGTGGCGCGGTACGGCGGAGTTTGCTTCCAAGTATTTCGCTAAAGGCCGCATGGCGGTGGTGGAGGGCCGTCTGCAGATGCGTGACTGGCAGGACAAGAACGGCAACAACCGCAGAAGCGCCGAGATCGTGGCGGACAATATGTATTTTGGCGACAGCCGGAAGGACACGGACGCGCAGGGAACGTTTCCCCGGACGGACGGCCAGAGCCAGCTCGTGGAGCTGGACGAGGATGACAGCGATCTGCCTTTCTAAAGGGGGTGACGTGAATGGGCAAGATGCAGGAGGAGTGGGGCCTATGGGCAAGTGCTACGTGAAAGCCTACTACGACTGGATAGAGCAGACAGCGGCGCTGTCCGATGCAGAGCGAGGCCGTCTTTTTATCGCCATTCTGGAGTACGCGAGAACGGGTGTCCCTCCAGAGTTGGAGGGCGCGGAAAGCATACTGTTTCCGGTGTTCCGGACGATGCTGGACAGGGACGAGGAGCTTTCCGCTGAACGGGCAAAGAACGGGGCGAAGGGCGGGAAGCAAACGCAAGCAAGCGCAAGCAAAATCAAGCAAACCGAAGCAAGCGCAAATGACCCCAAGCCTACTAAGACAAAGAAAGAAGACAAAGACAAAGACTTATTCCCACCTGACGGTGGGAGTACGCGCGCGAAGCGCTTTACCCCACCCACACTGGCAGAGGTTCAGTCCTACGTGGCTGAACGCCATTCGGCGGTAGATCCGCAGGGCTTTATCGACTTCTACGAAGCGAATGGCTGGATGGTTGGCAAGACCCCCATGAAAGACTGGAAAGCGGCTTGCCGAAATGCTGAGAAGTGGGAACGGTGGGGACATGCCCCTGCTGCACCTGTCGGCAAAACCGACGGTGCACGTGATGCCTGGATGGGCAAGTACATCAAGGGGGCGAAGCCATGAACGCGGGCATCTGGAAGATCGCCACGGCGAAGCTGTGCGGACAGTGCATCCGGGACATGGAGGACGAGTACATCTTCGCCCCCATGTGGCGGCGGACGCTGGGCGGCACGTGCGAACGGTGCGGAGAGATGCGCATCGTACATGAGGCGCAGTACACGATGAACAAACGAGGGCTGGAGAAAAGAGGGAAACTGAATGGGCCTGATGAGTAACGATCTGGCGCGGCTGTCCCCGGCGGCACAAAAGCAGGTCATGGAGAAGATGCGGAAACCGGGGAAGTACAAGGCGCAGAAGACCAAGCGCGGCAAGCTGACCTTCGACAGCAAGAAGGAAGCGGAGCGCTACGACGCTTTGATGCTGCTGCAAAAGGCCGGGGAAATACGGGGGCTGAAATTGCAGGTGCGGTACTGCTTGCAAGAGGCATACACGACGTTTGATGGCGACAAGGTGAAAAGTATCGACTACATCGCGGACTTCGTGTACGAGCGCAGAACGGCTCCTGACAGCTACGGCCAGCGGTACTGGTTGCCGGTGGTGGAGGACGTGAAGGGGATGCGTACCCGCGAGTATGCCATGAAAGCAAAGCTGTTCCGCAGTAGGTACGGGTTTGCCATACGGGAGGTATGACATGGGCAAGCAGCATTTGAGCAGAGACGACCGCATCTTCATGCGGGGCAAGCTGCAAGGCACACGGGAGAACATGGACATGGTGGCAATGGTGCTGATGGACAAATGCGGCTGGCACGTCCAAGAGGAGACAGCGGACAGACGGGATACGCAGAGCATCTCGTATCTGTACGAGTGCCTGGAGAAGCTGGCGGAGGAGATCAACGAGGGCCGCATCAAGCGCAAGCACATCAAGGACGTGCTGAAGGACGAGTGCGGCGTGGTGTTTGGAGATTAGGAGGTGATTTAGGTGAAACATTTAGGCGATATTACGAAAATAAATGGGGCAGAGATTGAACCCGTTTGGTGTATTACAGGTGGTTCACCTTGTTAGACAGGATCTATCCATCGCCGGGAAACGCGCCGGTTTGGCGGGAGCGCGAAGCGGCCTGTTTATGGAGCAGGTACGCATCGTAAAAGAAATGAGGGAGGCGGACAAAAGGAATGGACGGACAGGTGACATGGTTAGACCTCGGTATCTCGTGTGGGAAAACGTGGTCGGAGCCTTTAGCAGCAACAAAGGAAAAGACTTCGCAGCCGTGCTCGAAGAGATCATCAAAATCGTCGAGCCGGAAGCCCCCGGTATTGAAGTGCCTGAAAAGGGCTGGCCTACCTGGGGAGGGTATCACGATGAAATGGGAGGACGATGGAGCGTGGTGTGGCGAACTCACGACGCGCAACACTGGGGAGTGCCCCAACGCCGTCGTCGTATCTCGGTTGTCGCAGATTTTGGAGGAGACACCGCATCCGAAATACAATTTGACCCAAAAAGCGTGTCAGGGCATCCTGCGGAGAGCGGAGCGTCGGGGGAAAGACTTGCCGAAGCTGCTGAAAGCGGTTTTAATCCAGCAGTCGCAAGGAGCCTTACCGCAAGAGCGGACGGAAGCCCCTGCGCCGACAGAGGCCCCAACATCGTATGCAGTCCGCATCAGGGGGGGCTGTGACGGAGGAGGAAAAGGCGCGTTAGTGCAGACGGAGAAAAGCGGAACGCTGGGAACGGGGAACGATCAGACGATTTTTTGCATGGCCACACAGCAGGGAGGCGCGGAACTGCGGACAGACGACCGAGCGCCCACACTGACCGCCGGCGACCGCCACGGGGTAGCATATCTCGCAGGGGTTGACGGCTACAACGGCGAACTGACCGGCGATGTCGCATCCACCCTTGGTGTCAACTGCGGGATGTCCACTGGGCGAAATGGAGTTATGGAACTATCTGCCAACGAAAACGGAGGCATGGCGCGGGATAGCGTACTGTGCGCCGGGTTTAAGGCAGGACAGGGCGCACAGGCGGGCGGCATCGGGTACGGTGAGGAAGTGTCGCCCACGCTGGCGGCGGCACCCAGCGGGACGAACCAAACCCCAGCGGTGATGGCTTTTGACACCACGCAGATCACCAGCAAGGAGAACGGAAGTCAGCCGGGATTTGGCAAACCGTGTCACACACTGAACGCGAACGCTCATGTGCCGTGCGTGGCACTGGACATGACACACGCCTGTGACGTCATCCGCGAGTGCGGAGAGCAGGTCCCGGCGTTGCAGGCTCGAATGGGGACAGGCGGCAATCAAGTGCCGCTGACATACGGCATCGGCAACGGCCAAGCCAACGAAGCCGGCATTATGGCGGAGGAAGTCAGCCAAACGTTAAACACCATGCACGATGCTCAAGCAGTGATGTGTGAGGACGTGAGCCACGCGCTGCGGGCAAAGGCTAACTGCGCTTATCGAGAGGACGCGGAGACATACCTGGTGCAGAACATGGTAGTGCGCCGCCTTACGCCGCTGGAACGTACCCGCTTGCAGGGATACCCCGACGGATGGGTTGACATTGGCGACTGGACGGATGAGAAGGGCAAGAAACACAAGGACGCGGACAGCCCGAAGTACAAGGCGCTGGGCAACTCCATCGCCCTGCCATTCTGGGACTGGATGCTGCGGCGCATGGCGCGGTATCTGCCGGAGGGCGCGACGCTGGGGAGCTTGTTTGACGGAATAGGTGGGTTCCCGCTGTGCTTTGAGCGGATACACGGCAAAGGCACGGCGCGGTGGGCAAGCGAGATCGAGCCGTTCCCCATCGCGGTGACAAAAAGATGGTTTGGGGAGGAATGACATGACAAGAGATGAGATCGTGACCGCGCTGCGGTGCCATTGTGATGCAATAGAAACTGGGGCGTGCCCAAAGGATAAGTGCCCTTCGTTTGAAAGACCGGCGCGTTATAAATGCGCTGGTGTGGTTTGCGGGGAAGCCGCTGACCTGATCGAGAACCAGCAGCGGCACATAGAGGCACTGATGAAAGCCAACGACAGCCTGAAGGACGCCATTGCACGGCGGGATAAGCAGATAGAGGACATGAAGCAGGGCATGGCACAGCTGGCAAAGGCTGTGGCGGTGAAGGAGGAGGCGGAGTGATGGAACGACTGACAGAGCGACTTAGAACTGGTGAGGTTCTTATGGCATCAGATTACGAGGAGAAATACACGGAACAAGAGTGGATCTGTGTGCTGCAAGACCGCCTTGCCGCCTACGAGGACACGGGGCTGACGCCGGGAGACATCAAGGAATTGCTTGACATGGCTGTGTCGAAAACAGACAGGGTTTTGCGGCTTAAAGAAGAATTGCACACCATAAAGAACGAGCTATGCCAATACTGCGGGAAGTACAAACAAGCACACGAGGGCGCCTGTGACGGGTGCAAATGGAGGGAAATGTGATGGCAGTGGTGGATATTTTTATCACGGACAAGAAGTACAACGTCATCTACGCTGATCCACCGTGGGCTTATAGGCAAAAGCAAATGAATTTCCAACATTACGATGAAGCGAAAAAATATGAGAACGGCGTAAATGACCATTACCCCACCATGACGTTGGATGAACTGAAGGCGTTGCCAGTGAACAAAATCGGTGCAGACGATTGCTTGCTGTATATGTGGGCGACCAGCCCCAATTTGGATATTGCTATAGAATTGGGCAAATCATGGGGATTTGAGTATAAAACGGTAGCCTTTGTGTGGGATAAGCAGAGAACCAACTACGGCTTTTATACCTTGAGCCAATGCGAATTATGTTTGGCGTTCAAAAAAGGCAGAATCCCAAAGCGGGCAGTAACAAATGTGCGGCAGTTTTTAAGCGAGAAATTGGGGAAACACTCAGAGAAACCAGCAAAGATCAGAGAAAGAATCGACACCATGTATGGGCATTTGCCCCGCATCGAGTTGTTTGCCCGCCAACAGGCGGACGGCTGGGACTGCTGGGGGAACGAAGTGGAGGAGAAGTAAATGGACGCTGTGAAGTTTATCGAGGAGCACAGGAGAATGTATAAGGTTACTGGGAAGCACTTGCCTACTTTGGCCGAGGGGATTCCTGCCGAGGATGTTGTAAAAGAAGTAGAGGAATGGGCTGCTGCACACCCGCGAAAGACGCGAAAGAGCGTTTTTCTGGAGCGGTATCCTAATGCCCAAGTTGTCGCTGACACTGACATACCTTGTGTATACCCGTGCGATATAGAACAGGGTATGAAGGACGTTAACTACTGTGAGAGCCTATCTTGTTATGACTGCCGCCGCGAGTTCTGGATGCAGGAGGTAGAGTGATGGAACGACTGACGAAGCGCGACAACGATGGACAGGCAATGATGGATTGCGAGAAGTGTAAAGCGGATTGGACAGGTAAGCATGGTAAGCCGATGGATGACTGCACCGCGCTGTACTGCCGCAATCGCCTCAAGGATCGCCTCGCCGCCTACGAGGACAGAGAGTGTGCGCCGGAGGAAGTTCTACCGAAGGACAAGGCAGACGAGATCGCGTTGAAGCTCATGCGCCTTGCTGATTTGGAAAGCCTTTGCAGCTATACCCGCCTGCGCGAGCTGGCCGAGGCCGACAAGGACGGGCGTCTGGTGGTGCTGCCGTGCAAGGTGGGCGATACGGTGTATTTTGCTTTGCTTGGAAGAATCATTGAGAAGCAAGTATTTAGCATCGTTTCATTTTCAAATTCCACAAGAATTTACTGTGGCGGAACCAGCGAATATTTCAGGCCAGAGGATATAGGAAAAACCTTCTTCCTTACCCGCGAGGAGGCGGAGAAAGCATTGGAGGCGATGAAGGATGACTGAATTGAAACGCTGCCCTGAGTGCGGTGGAGTTGCAACTGTTATCCATATGTACGATACCTACGATAAGGGCACAGTGGTGTATGTGCATTCAAAGGGGCGGTACATCGTGGCGGAGTGCGGCGGGGTAAGAGAGACATTCTTCCCGGAGGATATTGTGCCGGGACAACCCCCGATGGTGTGCGAATTAAAAGACGCGCTTTTTACACTGACGGAGGTGGACAAAAAGATCATGACCGCATTGGGAAGGAGGTGCTGACATGAGCGAATTCCCGGAACGGCTGAGAAAGCTGCGGGAGAGAAAGAGACTGAAGCGGTATGTGCTGTCGGAGCGCTGCGGGCTGAATTCGGACGCCATACGGCGGTATGAGCTGGGCACGGCGAAGCCGACGATGGACGCGCTGAAGAGCATAGCGGATGAATTTGGCGTGTCGGTGGACTATCTGATGGGCAGGACGGACTATCCCTGCGTGGTAGATATTGCCGAAAAATAATTTTTGAAAATTCCACTTAAAAGTGGAAAAATTGAAAAAACGCACTTTATCATGGGAGATGCAGGGGCAAACTCTGCATCTCCATTCTTTTTCTTTTCCCCCTTCTTTTCCTGATGGGCGGGGCTTCGGCTCCGCCCGGAGGGAGAAATATGCGGCATAGGTGCCCAGCAATGGGAGACCACAGCGAGTGACGGGGACTTTCCCTGAAGCGCTAAAGCAGGGCAGGACTGCAATGCCGTACCAGTCACACAAGCGGGCGAGGAAGCGCGAGAAGTTAAGCGCACACAAGCTGTGGCCACAGCGGCGGACAGTTAATCCGCAAAAACAGTGTGCGGCTGATGAAAAGGCGCAGCGCGGTGTGATTGCGATGGCAGACCGCTGCAAGGGATGCGTCCAAAATAGTCTGCTTACTTCGGATAGGACTTCCCGCACCTCTTAGCAATGTGTCCCAGGGAAGACGTTATATTCAGGTGAGGCGAAAGCCGGGTACAGACGTGCCAATGACAAAGGCCAGTGGTGGGAGGCTGGTGCGTCAGGCAAAGCGAGGTGGTGACAGTGGCTGCAAGGTTGACAGACCGGCAGAAAAAGAAAATACTGGCGGACTATGTGCAGACCAGCAACTATTGCGCCACAGCCAAACTCAATGGGGTTTCCGCAAACACTGTCAAAAAAATAGTGCAGACAAATGCGGATATTGCGGAAAAACTCATTAGGAAAAAAGAGGAGAACACCGCCGACGTTTTGACGTACATGGAGAGCCAGCGTGACATGGTGTGCCAGATTATAGGTAAGGGGCTGGCAGTGCTGAATGATCCGGCGAAGCTGGCAGAGGCAACGCCCAGCCAAATCACGACTGCTATTGGGACATTGATAGACAAGTGGACGCTGCTACAAGAAAAGACCGCTAATGATGACAGCGAGAGGGTTCGGGTGATAATTGATGTCTGACATCCGCCTGTCTGAAAAAATAGGCTCTGCGTTCTACGACGTGGCGCATGACGTGTTCCACCACGGTCACACGCACTACGATTTCAGCGGTGGGCGCGGCTCATTGAAGTCCTCCACGGTGTCTGTGCTCGTCCCTCTGCTGCTGATAAACAATCCGGGCACGCACGCTCTGGTGCTGCGTAAAGTGGCAAATACCATCCGTGACAGCGTGTACGCGCAGTATATCTGGGCAATCGGTGAGCTGGGCATGGCGGCGTATTGGGAAGCCAAAGTCTCCCCGATGGAGCTGATCTACAAGCCTACCGGGCAGAAGATCATGTTCCGGGGCGCTGACGACCCCATGAAGATCAAATCTATCAAGGTGCCGTTTGGCTACATTGCCGTGACGCACTTCGAAGAGAAAGACCAGTTTGCCGGTCGTGCCGAGATACGAACGATTTTGCAGTCCACAATGCGCGGTGGGTCGAAGTATTGGAACTTTGAAAGCTATAACCCGCCGATAAGCCGCGATAACTGGGCGAACAAGGACAGCCTGGAAGAACGTACAGACAGGCTGTGCCACAAGTCAACGTACTTGCAAGCTCCTCCAGAGTGGCTGGGTGAGCAGTTTTTGGCAGAGGCGGAACATCTCAAGGCCACGGACGAGAGAGCGTACCAGCATGAATATTTGGGCATTCCTGTGGGTACTGGCGGAAACGTGTTTGATCGGCTGGAGCTGCGGGAGATAACTGACGCGGAGGTTGCGAGTTTTGACAAGCTATACCAAGGTGTAGACTGGGGCTATTTCCCTGACCCATTTGCTTTTGCTCGGCTGTACTATGACCGGGCGAGAGAAACCATATATTTGCTTGATGAGATTTATGAAAACAAGCTTTCCAACGAGCAGAGCGCAAAGATGATATTGCAGCGTGGCTACAATGACACGCGCATTATTTGCGACAGCGCAGAGCCGAAAAGCGTTGCAGACTTCCGGGCTATGAAGCTACCAGCCTTTGAAGCAATTAAAGGCCCCGGCTCTGTGGAGTATGGAATGAAGTTTTTGCAGCGGCGCACTATCGTGATAGACAGAAAGCGCACCCCACACGCTTATGACGAGTTTGTGGGATATGAATACGAAAGAAACAAAGACGGCGACATAATCAGCGGCTACCCGGACGCAAACAATCATTTGATCGATGCGGTTAGGTATGCCCTTGAGCCTGTAAGCCGCAGAATGGGAGTTATCGCATGACGGTAATCGACAAACTGAAACAATTGGGATATACGACCATCCCGGAAAAGTTTTACACGCAGGTCGGCGTGTGGAAGTCGTGGTATCAGGGCAACGTAAAGGGATTTCACCGATACAAGCGGTACAACGGTCACGACTGGGTGAAGTGTGAGCGCGTGACGCTGGGCATGGGTAAAAAGGTCTGCGAGGACTGGGCAAATCTTCTGATGAACGAAAAAGTCCAGATCACCCTTGAGGGGCAGAAAGAGCAGGCGTTCATTGACCGCATCCTAACCGCCAACAACTTTACGGTCAAGGCCAACGAGATGCAGGAGATGAAGTCCGCGCTGGGCACGGTGGCCTATATCCCTCGTGTGGTAGGCCAAAGCGTCAGCGGTACTGGTGAACCTATCCCTGGTGACGCATCCGGCATTGTGCTGGACTACGTGACCATCGAGCACATATTCCCGCTGGCGTGGTGCAATGGGTTTATTACCGAGTGCGCGTTTGACAGTGTGGTAACAGTGCAGGGCAAAACGTATTTGTATCTGCAAATCCACCGAAAGGACGACCTGGGACAGTACATCATCGAGAACAGTATTTATCGATATGAGAACGAGAGTTTGTCCGATGTCAAGTTAAGCGAAGTGCCGGGTTTTGAGCGCATTCCCCCTGTGGTGTATACTGGCAACGACAAGCGGCAGTTTGTTATTGACAGGCCAAACATTGCCAACAACTTTGATTATCTGCTGCCGGTGGGTATTTCGGTATTTGCAAACGCTGTTGATGTGCTGCGCGGCGTGGATTGCGCCTACGATTGCTACGTCAACGAGTTCGAGAACGGCCCCATGCTGCTGGCGGTAAAAATGCCCGCTACACGCTGGGAGAATGACAAACCGACGCTTGATCCGCACGACAGGCGCTTCTATTTGCTGGAAGAGGACACGCAGCAGGGCGATGTGGTAACGCCTATTGCGCCGCAGCTTCGTACCGACAAGCTTAATGTCGGTCTACAAGATCAGTTGAATCTTCTTTCCAGCAAGTGCGGCTTCGGCGAAACCTATTACCGCTTTGACGGCGACAGCGTGGCGACGGCAACGCAAGTCATCAGCGAAAATTCCACCATGTTCCGCACCATCAAAAAGATGGAGATCGTGCTGGAACAAGCGCTGGTGGAGCTATGCCGCATCCTGCTCCGGATGGGCAACACAGCCATGAACGCTGGGCTGAATGAGGATGTAGAGATTTCCATCGACTTTGATGACAGCATCATTGAGGACAAGCAAACCGACTTTTCCCGCGATATGCAGCTTCTCAGCGCGGGCATCATGAATGACTGGGAGTTCCGCATGAAGTGGATGAACGAGGACGAGGCGACCGCAAAGGCGGCGCTACCAAAGATGCAGGACATGACCACGGAGCAGCAACAGGAGGTGGAGTAATGGGCTATGGAGAAAACCCCGGTACTTTTTGGGTAAACATTGGCACAGATGAAAACCCTAATTGGGTAGTTTTGGGCCATGTAAGATGAGCAAGTATCCATTCCCCCCTGAACTGCTGGATGCCATGCCGGAAGAACTGGCAGAGCTGTACCGTGGTCTTGAGGACGCACTTCTGATGGAGATATGCTCCCGGCTCAAGCTGCGGGATGAGCTGAACGAAATTACGGTGCAGGACATCAAGGCGCTGCGGGCACATGGCATCGATCTGAAAGAGATTGAAAAGGCCATACGCCAGACCACCGGCATCAGCGAAAAAAAGCTGAATGAGCTGATAGACGATGTGGTGAAGCGCAACCAAAAGTATTACACCGAGGTCATAGACCTTGCCCGTGTAACACAGCCTGACGTGCTGGTGAATGCGACCACCATTGACGCCATCAAACGGCAGACGCAGGACGTGTTCCGAAACATCACCGCTTCGATGGGATTTTTGGTAGACGCAGGGCGGACGATGCTGCCCCCCGCAAAGGCGTACCAGTGGGCTTTAGATGCCGCTACTTTGAAAGTAGAAAGCGGGGCTATTTCTTATGGGCAAGCCATCAAAGAAGCCGTTAGGGAGCTTGCAAGCGGTGGCCTGCGGGTAGTGGACTATGAGAGCGGACACCGTGACCATGCAGACGTAGCTGCACGCCGCGCCGTAATGACAGGCGTATCGCAGTTGTGCGGTAAGTACACGGAGCAAGCGGCGGAATACCTGGAAACGCCGTATTATGAAGTGTCTGCCCACGCCGGGGCGCGTGATGTACCAGGGCGGTCGCCGTGGGCATCGCACAAGGAGTGGCAAGGCAAAGTGTATTCCACTCGCAGCGGCGACATCTACCCGAACATCTACGAGGTGTGCGGTCTGGGTGCCGTTGATGGTCTGGAAGGAGCTAACTGCCGGCACCGCCGCAACGTTTGGGTTGAGGGCGTAAGTGAGCGCACTTACACAGACGAACAGCTTGCCCACATCGACGATGGGTTGGGCTGTACGTTTGAGGGCAAGACCTATACGGCATACGAGGCCACGCAGGAGCAGCGCAAGGTGGAGCGCACCATACGAAAGCTCAAGCGCGAGAAAACAGCGTACAATGCCGCGGGGCTGGCAGACGAAGAACAGGCCGTCAATATCAAGCTGCGCCGCCTGAACGCCAAGTATAAAGCGTTCAGTAAGGCGGCAGGGCTGCCAGAGCAGCGGGAAAGGATGAAGGTGCTGTATGAGAATTAGGGTTAGAAGTTACGAGGGGCTTTTGCTGGAGCTTGATAGCGATGTGAGCGAAATCCGTGATTTTTTGGGTAATGCAACTCACGCAATTCGGTATCGCGTTGAATTTTGGCTTGATGATGGCTCAAAAATTGAACTCGCAAACGTAATCCCCAGCGAAATTGAGGTGGTTAATGAACCGCGATGAAATGATACAGGCTATCGAAGCCATACTTAAGCGCGGCAACAACGCAGAAGTGCGGCGAAAGGGCGACGGCGTTATCGTGCTGGAAGTCCAAAAGAAAATCAAATATCAAACCCCGGCGTAATTGGGCACCGGGAAGGGCAATAGGAGCCAAGCAGTACGCAAATCATGCGTGTTGTTTGGCTCTTTTGTTTTATCAACACCGACCGACAGGTCGTTAAACAAGGAGAAGTTTATGGCAGAAGAAATCAACGTGCAGGGCACGGAAAACACTGCTCTTGAGCAGGAAAAGACGTTCACACAGGCTGATGTTGACAAGATGATTCAGACGCGGCTTGACCGGGAACGGAAAAAGTATCCCAGCGAGGAAGAGATCACCGCATACCGCACATGGAAAGACGGCCAGCAGACCGAGCAGGAACGGCAGGCAAAGCGCGACAAGGAGCTTGCGGACAGCAAGTCGGCCCTGACTGCTGCACAGGCGGAAATCGAACAGATGAAGCGCGACAAGTATGTGCTGTCTAAGGGGCTGACCGACGATGACGCTGAATTTATCGCGTTTAAGGCCCTCAAGATGGTGGATGACAAGACCACCTTTGAGCAGGCGGTAGACAAGCTCACAGAAAATCGCCAGAAGGTCAAGTTTGACTGGACGGCTCCTGTGGGCAACGGTGAGAAACCCAATGCAACCAATGCCGCGATGAACAATCTGATTCGCGGCGCACTCAAGTAAAGAAAGGAAGATACAAAACATGGCAAACATCATTGACAGAAACGCACTTTCCGGCCTTATCCCGGAGCCTGTAACTCGCGAGATCATGCAGGGCGCTATCGCGGAATCCGCCGTCCTGCGCATGGGCCGCCGTCTGGCAAACATGTCCAGCAAGACCCAGACCATTAACGTGCTGGACGCGCTGCCCTCCGCGTATTTCGTGAACGGCGAAGCCACCGACGCTGGCGCTGGTGATGCGTTCAAGCAGACCACGAAGATGGCGTGGGACAAGAAGAAGCTGTACGCCGAGGAAATCGCCGTTATCGTCCCCATCCCCGAGGCGGCGCTGGACGATGCCGATTACGACATTTGGGGCGAAGTCCGTCCCCGCCTGACCGAAGCTTTCGGCAAGGTTATCGACGCGGCTATCCTGTTCGGCACCAACAAGCCCAGCACTTGGCGCAACGGCGTTGTGCCCTCTGCTATCGCTGCCGGTAACGGTGTGCCTATGGGTACCGACGTGTTCAGCGACATCATGGGCGAAGGCGGCCTGATCTCCAAGGTCGAACTGGACGGATTTAACCCGAACGGCGTTATGTCCGCCATTCAGATGCGCGGCAAGCTGCGCGGCCTGAAGGACACCACCGGCCAGCCTATCTTTAAGTCCGACATGCAGGGCGCTACCCGCTACGGTCTGGACGGCATGGATATGTACTTCCCCATGAACGGCGCTTTTGACCCCAATCAGGCGCAGATGATCGTGGGCGACTGGAGTCAGCTGGTGTACGCCATCCGCCAGGATATGACCTTCAAGATCTTCACCGAGGGCGTTATTCAGGATCCCAGCACCAAGGCCATCACCTATAACCTGATGCAGAACGATATGGTGGCGCTGCGTGCCGTCATGCGTCTGGGCTGGGAGATTGCCAACCCCATCAACGCATACAACGCCGACATCGCAAACCCCTTCCCCTTCTCTGTGTACGGAAAGGCGGGCACTGTGTCTACCGTGACCGTTGCTCCCGCTACTGCCACTATGGCAAAGGGCGACAGCAAGGCTTTTACCGCTACCGTAACCGGCGAGGGTATTGTCAGTGGTGATGTGGAGTGGAGTCAGGACGGCACTAAGTCCAGCATCACCGATAACGGCGTGCTGACCGTTGGCGCAGCGGAAACCAAGGCCAGCATCACTGTTACCGCTAAGTCCAAGCAGGACAACAGCAAGACTTCCACCGCTACCGTTACCGTTTCTGGTTAATTTGAAAGGAGCTGGCTCACATGACATACGCTGATTACGACTATTACTCCGGGACCTATTTGGGCACCGTGAGCGAGGAAGATTTTCCGCGTCTGGCTGTACGAGCCAGCTCCTTCCTCGATTACTACACGCAGAATCGGGCAAAAGATAACGCCGATATGGACGCTGTAAAAATGTGCTGCTGTGCACTTGTGGACAAGTATCAGCTGATCGAAGCCGCGCAGCAGCTTGCCGCAACCAAACTGACGAACGCGGCGACCGGCGATGACGTGAAAAGCGAAACGGTAGGCGGGTACTCCCGGACGCTGGCCAGTGGTGGCGAAGCTGCCGCGTCTGCGCTGAGTGCAACAGACGGTGCGAAGAAACTGCTGGCGGCGACCTGTAACGAGTATCTGGCACATACCGGTCTGCTGTATCGGGGAGGGGGGTGCTGTGGTTGTACGCGCCCCACACTATAACGGTCTACAACGCCGTGCAGGAGACTGACCCGGCGACTTTTGAGGAAATCACAAAGCTGTATGTGACCATTCTGCGCGGCGTTATGCTGCAAGCCAGCAAGGCGGTAAACGTGCGTGAAAGCGGACTTGAGAGCGCGGACGCGGTAAACCTGTACATTCCGTTTTCCGCGGAAGCGGTGGACGGAACGACAGGCAAGGCCAAAACTTACGCGCCCCCACAGGCGTTTCTTGCGGCGGCGGACAAGTTTGGGCTGTGGACGCTGTCGGTCAACGGAAACGGCGGCCTGACGTTCTTTGTAAAAGGCGAGTTTGTCACAGACAAAGAGGACGTGGCTATGGCACAGGACGGCTGCTACAACGTGACAAAAGTGGACGAGAAAGATTTTGGCAGCGTGGACATGAGACACTGGGAAGTCGGAGGGGCATGAGATGTCGCTCAAGTTCTCTGTTGACGTGTCCGGCATGGACGAGGTAAAGCGGCAGCTTGCAAGGGCCTGTAGCCGCGCTGAAAGCGTTTTAGCGCAACAGGTGATGAAAGATACCACCCCATTTGTGCCTGCGCTTACAGGCTCTCTGACGCAGAGAACGCGGGTGGTAGGCAACGAGGTCATTTACCCCGGCCCATATGCCCGGTTCCTGTACTACGGTAAGGTGATGGTAGACCCGGCGACCGGCAGCACATACGCACCCAAAGGCGGGCACAAGGTGGTCACAGACCGAAATCTTGTATTTAACACAACAATGCATCCGCAGGCACAGGCACATTGGTTTGATGCTTCCAAAGCGCAGAACATGGAGAAGTGGGTGCGGGTGGCAGATAAGGCGGTGAAGAGATTTGGAAAAGATTAAAAAGGCCGTATCGGCGGCGGAAGAGGATCAGGTGTCGCGCAAGCTGCTTGTGTGGCTGAACACATACCCGGAGCTGCCAGTCGACCTTATCCGCTTCGAGTTTCTTCCCGCCGACACTTCCGCTATGGCGATGTCGACCATTCAGGCGGCGTACATCGTGCGGAAGTATATCACCGGCGGTTATGTGGCGGAGTATCAGTTCAAGATAATCTACCGAGTGAAGCCGGGGAACAGCAACGACAAACGGCTCAAGGCTGACGAACTGTTGAACGCTATCGGGGATTGGGCAAATGGTCAAAAGCCCGACATTGGCGATGACAAGCGCGTTATCAGCATGGAGCCAACCACGCGATCTTCGCTGTTTGCCATGTATGAAAACGGGGACGAAGATCACCAAATCCTTATGAAACTGAATTACGAGGTGAATGTATAATGGCAGATTTGGAATTCAACACCACGGTGGGCCAGACCATTGACCGCGAACTGCTCATTGCGTACCTGAACACCGGCACCGCATCCGCGCCTGTGTGGAGCGCCATCGGTAAGCGCGTCGAGGACAGCAGCGAGGAAATGGACTGGAGCACCGACACCAAGCAGGACATTCTGGGCCACACCTTTACGACCATGAAGAAGCCCACCATCACGCAGACCTTTGACCCCATCCCCTTGGATGCGGGCGATGCTGCGGCGGTGAAGATGTGGAACCTGGCCGTCAAAGACCAGGATGCCCAGGCGCTGGCAAATCAGGACATGATGATCGGTCACTTCTACGCCACCAGCGGCGAGGCGATGTTTGCGGAGCGCTACGACGCTTGCGCTATTGCCATCACCGGCATCGGCGGCGAGGGCGGCGGCACCCTGAATATCACCAGCGAGATCACCTATGGCGGCACCCGCACTGTGGGCACTGTGAAGAAGGGCAGCAGCGGCGCTATTGAGTTTACTGCTGCGGCCTAAATAAAAGGGCGGGCAACCGCCCCTGTTTTGGAGGGAACACATGAAGGAACTGACAATCACCACCGGCGTACAGGAATACCACCTGAATGACAAATGCACGGTGGTTTTTAATCCAAGCGACCCGGCGTTTGCTGACAAGCTTTACACAGCGTTTGACGCGCTGAAGAAGAAGCAGGATGCGCGGGACGATAACGTGGAAAAAATGAGCGCCCGCGAAATGTTTGATTGGCTCCGAAATATGGACGCCGAAATGCGCGAGACTATTGACGGGGTGTTTGAGCAGCCGGTGTGTGAAGCACTGTTTGGGAATGTCAGCGTGTATGCCATCGCGGACGGTGCGCCGCTGTGGATGAACCTGATGGTTGCCATCATGGACGAGCTGGACGAGGGGATTAAGCGGGAAAAGGCTTTTCACAGCGAGAAGCTTGCAAAGTATACAGCCAAGTACCACAGATGATGTACGACCTTCCGACGAGCCTTGAGGTGTGTGGAACGGAATACCCAATAGAAACGGACTTTCGCGTGATACTGGACATCTTCTCGGTGCTGTCTGCTGTTGAACTAACGAGCGAAGAAAAGTGCATCGGCGTGTTAGGAATGTTTTACCCCGGTTTTTTCACTATGCCTTGGGAACATATGGAAGAAGCGATAAAACAGTGTTTTTGGTTTATCAACGGAGGGAATGAGGAAGCGCAAAAAAAATCAACCAAGTTGATGGATTGGGAACAGGACTTCCGCCTGCTCATCGCCCCAATCAACCGCATAGCGGGGCAGGAAGTGCGGGCGCTGCCGTATCTGCACTGGTGGACGTTTCTTTCGTACTACGGAGAAATCGGGGATTGCTACTTTGCCCAAATCGTGAGGATCCGAGACTTAAAAGCAAAGGGCAAGCTGAAAGACAAAGCCGACAAGGAGTTTTACCGCAGAAACCGAGACGCTATAGACATTAAGCGCCGGTACTCGGAAACTGAGGAAGAAATCATTAAGGGATGGACGTAAAGCAAAGTAGGTGATTATATGGCAAACGCGGACGGCTCCGTTATCATCAAGGCCGACATTGACGATAAGCAGGCGCAGAAAGAACTCAATGCGCTGGAAAAGAAAATAGAAGCGCTGCAGGAAAAGCTCACCAACAAGAAATCCGCGCGAGATACTTTGTTTAACCAAGCCAACAACTTAGGCGCACAGCTTGACGAAGCAAAGGCCAAGCTGGCGCAGATGAAAGGCGGCGGCGAGTTCTTCACCAGTGATGCTATCAAGCAGCAGGAGGCCGCTGTAGCGTCTATGGAAAAAGAATGGAACGCCATGAATGACAAACTGGACAAGCAAAACGCCGCTATCCGTGAGGGAGAAGCGGAGCTTGACCGAATGAAAGCAAAGGCCGGTGAGTTAGGAAAGCAGCTTGGCAATACCGGCAAGAACGCAGGAAAAATACAAGAAGGGTTAGACAAAGCATCCCAGGGCATGGAGGCGTTCACAAAGCGCGTAAAAATGCTGGCAAAGCGGGCGCTGGTCTTTACCATCATTGCCCGTGCGTTGGCGGCCCTCCGGGATTGGCTGGCGGACGTGGTGGCCGTGAACGGTGAAGCGCGGGACGCTATTGCACAGCTAAAAGGTGCGCTGCTGACGCTGGCACAGCCGCTTGTGCAGATCATCATCCCGGCGTTTACTGCGCTGGTTAAGGTACTGGCTACGGTGGTTTCGTTTATCGCGAATATTGTATCCGCCCTATTTGGAACAACGGCAAAAGAAAGCGCCAATGCGGCAAAATCCCTGAATGACCAGAAAAACGCATATAAAGGCGTGGGCGGAGCGGCAAAGTCTGCCAGTAAGCAGCTTGCGTCGTTTGATGAGATCAATAAGTTAAGCGGTGAAAGCGGCGGCGGGTCCGGTATTATTCTACCGGATTTCAGCACGGCGGCAAATTTCGCATTTCTTGATAAAATCGCGGACAAGCTCAAGAAGATAGGGCAGGACATTGTAAACCTGTTTAAGGATGTCACTGGGTTTATCGGTAACGTATTCTCCGGGGATTGGGGCGCGGCGCTGGACAACATCATCAACTTTGTAAACCACGCCCGTATTTTGCTGGCCGATTTGCTGGACTTTGTGGGGTATATTTTTGGAGCAATCATAGACACCATTATAGAAAAGTGCGGCCTTGCCGGTACTCCAGTTGGAGATATGTTGACCGGTATCAAAGACATTGTGCAAGGAGCGTTGGGCCTTATTTCCGGCATCCTTACGTTTGACTTGGAGAAAATGAAACAGTCTATCATTCAAATGCTTACCGGTGTAAAGACATTTGTGCTGGGCATTTTTGACTGGTTCAAACTGGGGCTGACAAGTTTGCTTGACTGGCTTGACGAAAGCACAAACGGTAGGTTCCATGAGCTGATAGAGCTGGCGAAAACTTACGTTAATGACGTAGTCGAGGGTATGAAGCAAATCTTCGGTGGCCTTATTGAGTTTCTGACCGGCGTGTTTACGCTGGACTGGAAAAAAGCGTGGGAAGGTATCAAAGAAATTTTCCGGGGTATCTGGAATACCATCGTCGGCGTTTTTGAGGCGGCTGTAAACCTTATCATCAAGGGTATCAACTGGCTTATTGACCAGCTGAACAAGATACACTTTGAAATCCCGGATTGGGTTCCTGGTATCGGCGGTAAATCCTTCGGCATCAATATTTCCCATGTAAACGAGCTTAAAATTCCCCGTCTGGCGCAGGGCGCGGTCATTCCTCCAAACCGGGAATTTATGGCAGTGCTGGGTGATCAGAAGTCCGGAACGAACATTGAAACGCCCCTTGCTACGATGGTGCAGGCGTTCAAACAGGCGCTTGCGGAAAGCGGCTATGGCGGCAGCAATGAAGCCGTGTTGGTGCTGGACAAGGACGTGCTGGGCAAGGTCGTGTACCGGCTGAACAAGGCGGAGGGTACGCGCATCGGCGTTAATCTGTCGGAGGTGCAGGGATGAACTACATTAAACTGAACGGCATTTCCTTTGACGCTGACGTGGCCATTTCAAAGTATAACCGAAACTTTAACGTGCTGGACGGCGAAAACGCAGGGCGCGTAATGACGGGCCGCATGGTGCGTGACATTATCGGGACATACCTTGGGCACAAGCTGACGGTTTTTCGGCGCGGTGACAACTACAAGGGACTGGACGATTTCTGGGACTACCTGTACAAACACAGCGTGGATGACTTTGTTATGCTGGAAGCAGCAGACGGCCAGACCACCATTGCTTATGAAGCGTATTACACCAGCGCGTCGCAGGACTTGGAGAAGGGCGATGGGGGCGTGAACTATTGGGGCGAGATCGAGGTGAACTTCGTCCCGATGGACGCGCAGCTCCGCCCCTGAGAGGTGGCCTATGTCGAAAACGACTATTCTGTACAAGGACATAGCCCCTGGTGCGGCGGATGACGCGACTGTGACCGCCACCGGCGGCACAGGAGACCTCACCCAAATTCCGCACGGCGCGGCTCCTGGTAAGCTTATTACGCTGGAACGGAGCCGCTGGGTGCTGGACGGCACCTTTGATAACATGTACGCGGAGGACAAGGTAGGCTTTTGGTCTACGGAGGTTTCCGGGGACAGCGGAGAGTTTACCACCCCGCCCAAAATCACCATGACGTTTACACAGCAGTATTCCAGCATGGGCATCCAGCTCACCTTTGACGAGGACACAGGAGAGTATTGCAGCGAGGTAGAAATTTCGTGGTATCAGGGCGCGGTGCTACGGCGGGCGCAGTCGTTCCAGCCTGACAACGCGGTGTACTTCTGCGATTGCCGGGTAGAGAGCTTTGACAAGGTGGAAGTCACGCTGAAAAAAACAGTAGTCCCCCATCGGCGGGCGCGTGTTAATGAAATCGTGCTGGGCGTGGTGCGTAAATTCGGGATGAACGAAATACGCAACGCATCAATCGTAAACCAGGCGAACGAAGCCGCCGTAGAGCTGCCAGTGTCCACGCTAAACTGGACGCTGGACAGCCTGAAAGACGTGGACTACCTGTTCCAGCTGAAACAGCCGGTGGAGGTGTGGAACGACAACCGGCATCTGGGGACATACTACATTAACAACTCGTCACGCACGTCCGCAAACGTGTATGTGATAGAGTGCCAGGACGCGCTTGGAGTGCTTGAATACACGCCGTTCAGCGGAGGCGCATACCTTGATGGGGTGAGTGCAAAAACGCTCTTAGAAACGCTTGCAAAGCCCTTTGAGGTTGAGTATGCGAGCGATGTGGAAGACACAACACTGGCAGGCGTACTTGTTAAGGGCACCAACCGAAGCGCTATCCAGCAGGTCATATTTGCATGGGGCGTCTGTCTGGCAACAGACGGCGGGAACAAGCTTCGGGTGTTCAACCAGCCCACAAAGCCTATTCTTATCCCACGCGGGCGGACGTTCGTCGGATCTTCCGTTGCAACCGGCGCGGTGGTCACAAAAGTAAACGTGACGGCGCATAGCTATGTAGAAGCCAGCAACGGCAACGTGACCATCAATGGGGTTAAGTACAAAGACACCCGGACTGTGTACAGTGCCATCAACCCCAACGTGACCGCATCCGACCGGGAGAACGTAAAGGAAGTCACGGCGGCAACTCTTGTATCTGATGAAATTGGACAGGCGGTGGCGGACCGGCTGTACAAGTATTATTCGCTGCGTGACACGAACACGGCGACCGTGGTATACGGTGGCGAGAAGCTGGGCGACTGCGTGAGCATTTACACGCCGTGGGGACTGCTGACCACAGGCAATCTTCACAAGATGGAGATAAAACTGTCCAACACGGTGGTGTACAACGCGGAAGTCACAGGCGCGTGGATCATCAGCCCGTACTTCTATTACAGCAACGACCTGTTTTCCGGGGAGGTGTAACCGATGGCGCTTGACGATCTGGGCCTTATCACAAACCGAACACAGGCGGACGTGGATGCGGTCATTGCCGCGCTCAGTGAAATAGAAGCTGGGCGCGGCACCCCGGCGGACGTGCTTCTCCTGAGTGACAACAAGGGATCGTACAACTACACTGACCTGAACCGCGTTGCGGGAGCTGTGCTGTATGTGGCGGAGGAGTTAGCGGCCAGCGGGTACAGCGTGACGGTTACGGCAAAGCAAGGGTGGACGGAAACGGACATTCCCACGCAGGCGGACATTGACCAGTACCTCGCGGACATTGCAGAAATACGCAGTGCGCTGCCTGTGCCAGCCGATGCCCCGGAGGTGCCGACAATGCCGCTGGACTATCGAAAGGCCAACGACATTGAAAGCATCCTCATACTGGTAGACAAGCTTGTGCAGAACATAGCCAAGTCGTGGTTTTACTCGGGAGACTTGTACTCCAACGAAATCAAATAATAAACGTTACTCCCGGCCAATCGGGGCGCGGGAAAGGGCAATAGGAGCCGACTATGGGAACGTAGTCGGCTCCATCTTTTTTGGAAAGGAGCAGATATGCAGGACAGAATTTCCCTTTATCCTGGCCGCGTCAAGCTCACGCCTGTTTCCGGGCAGGACAACGTGTACGACATGACCCGGCAGGACAACCCCACCACGGAGGGCACACCGCTGAACAAGTCCACGCTGCTGACGGACGAGGTGGCGGAAACGCTTGGGCTTGACCCGGCAACGGCTACGCCCTCTCAGGCCATCAACGCCGTGGCGGGCAAGGCAACGGACAAGAAGCTATCGCTGACGCTGGCGGCGGCAAACTGGACAGGGAGCGCAAGCCCCTACACCCAGGGTGTGACCATCACAGGCGGAACGGCCACCAGTCAGGCGGACATTCAGGCAGACGCAACGGCGATACAGCAGATGCTGGACGACGGCACCAACGCTATCTATATCGCCAACAACAACGGGACATTCACCGCCTACGCTGTGGGAGAGAAGCCCACCGCTGACCTGAGTGTTCAGGTGACGGTATACGAAGTGAAGGAGGTGTCATGATGGGTACCATTGTGGGCAAGGGCATAATATCCGCTGGCGGGGCAAGTGGACTGAATATAGCCTATGGCCTTACTCCCCCCACAGATACAAGCAAGCTGTGGGTACGGATTGCTGATAAGCCAAGCGAAGTGTTAGTAAAGGAGGCTACGTCTTTTGGGAAAGAAGCTGTTTCTGCCTATGGAATTTCTACGCCTTCGTCATATATGCCTCAATCCCTTGCATACTGTAACGGACACTTTTATATCAAAATATACAGCATCATCTATCGATATGAAGACACTGGATGGGTGGTTGCAGTAAAGGGAGCTGCTCAGGAATTTAAACACTATACTGCTCCGGCGGTAGTTATTGGAAATAAGATATTTTACTTGTTTGGTCACGATAACGACAGTCTCCCTGATAGAGCTTCTTCTAACGCGAACAGTAATACGTATATTTTAGTTTTCGATACAGAAACTAACACATATACAAATGTAGCTGTTTCGGGAATATCCAGTAAATGTCAGCTTGGAAGTGCTGTCGCTATAGGAACAAAGATTTATTTTACTGCTGGCCAAGATAATTCTGCTGGTTCTTCTGCATATTCCGATTCTACCATTGTCTATGAAATAGATTCAGAAAACCCATCTATTGCAACCAATATAGGATATATCTACGGTCGCGGTAATGATTTTAGAGGAGCATCTGTAGTAGCAGTAGGAAATATACTATATTCAAAAAGACCCTTCTATGCTGCTGATGGCTCTATTCCGTATGTTACTTATATTGAATGTTTTGATACTGAAACAAAAATAAATTCAAGGAAGCAGATAAAAGTTACAACAACTGCTGTAAGAAATTGCTTCATGCCGGGAATAAACATAGGGGAGTATATCTATTGGTTTGGGGGAATGGCGCGAACTAATGTACCAAGTATCTTGGCTTATGATACTACTAGTGTTAATTATGCTCAAAGATTTAACACTGTAACAGGGGATTTTGACCTTGTTACGGTAGGAGGTCATGTAGGAAACTCCCATAACTCTACTGTGTTGTCAAGTACAGAACTTGTATTTGCTCGGGTAGGCACGGGTAACCCTGCATACAAGTTTACAGGGGCTTATGAACTGGAGAACGATAAACTCCTCATTCAGGAGTCGCTGTTTAACAACATCTGGCAAGCTGTTAAGGTCAAGGATGGAGCACTGAGTATCGGAGTAAACGGAGTGTACTTAGGAGGCACTGATGGTTATGCACAAGCCAAAGATGCATACCTTTATGACCTCACTCAGCAAAAATGGATTTCCCTGGATGGCACACCGTTTGGGGGGGGGGAGTAACACCTGAGCCCACCCCTACACCAACCCTTGAGGGGACATGGGTGCTGAATGAGCAGTTGTATCCTGTAAATAACTTCAACGAGAAAATAGGTTGCGATGTATTCATCAACAACACAGCTACAAAACATGGAATTACAACAATAGTTAGCACTGAAACAGATTTGAAATTTTATAAGGGAGGAGGTATCGAATATTCACTGACATACGCATCACAAACATGGAACTTAAATGCCAAAGTGACTTCTATTCAATTCTACGAGGGTGCAACCGCTTCCAACGAATTCATGGCGTGGTTGACAGCAAACGCCACCAAACAATAAAACAAGGAGGAAACAAACATGTACACAGGTTATATCGTAAAGGCAGGAGAGACCTGCAAGGACGAACGGGTAGCAAAGGCTATCAAGAATTTCAAGTACGAGAACGATACGGTACTCTGCGTGGGGGACGATGGGTACATCACGGAGATCAACACCCTGCGGACAGCCAAGAGCATCGTGGGCGAACAGGCCAGTCCGGAGGCATATCTGGCGGCGTATCTGGAAAAGCTGAATACTCCGGCGGAGGAAGCGGCGGAGGAAGCGGAGTAAGGAGGAGCGTATGAGCACAATTATCGGTAGAGCAATAATTGCGGGGGGGGGGTGCTAAAACGTTAGTGTATACAGTTAGCGGTGCGACGGTAACTGCGGTAAACGGAAGCAGTACCGTGACCGCCGCAGCAGATGCTACAGGGAAGGTGGAACTGACGCTGGGCAAGTCGGGGGTGTGGAATATTACAGCCGAAAAGGATGGCAAGTCGAGCTTAACGAAGCAAGTAGCACTGCCGCCTACGCTCATGCTGCCGCTGCGGCCTGTGGCGAATATAAGCCCTACCAGCGGCGTGACGTATACGGATGGCCTGGACGGTGCGACACCGGAACTGATGCATCTGTACGGCGAAGCCATCTCTGACAATGCGGAGATCCTGCGCACGACATCTACGGTGTATCTGGACTTCGGGGCGGACAGCCGGAAGCTGACCGTGGGAGATGTCATGGACTTCTCTATCAACGGCACAACGGTACAGGCGCGGCTGATCAGCTTCAACACGGACGATCTGGCAGACACCAGCGCTTACGGCGAGGAAACCGCCACCGGAAAATGCGGCATGACGTTTGACACCGTGACTATCGTGACCAGCGCACAGATGAACACAGGCAACACGAACGTCGGCGGCTGGGAGGCGTCGCGGATGCGGAGCACCACGATGCCGGAACTGCTGGCAAGCATACCGGAGGCATGGCGCGATGTGTTGATGACGCGCAGCCTGACGAACAACAAGGGGACAACTCCCACGGAGGACATACTCTCGCTGCACAGCCAGAACGACATCGGCTCCAGCGGCTACAACTGGTACGCCGCAGGAAACAGCAAGGTAAAGAACAACGCCTCCGGCTCGGCGGTGGTTTGGTGGCTGCGTGACGCGAGCACCGGCTCCTCGACGAACTTCTTGATTGTCACCTCCAGCGGCAGCGTCAACTACAGCTACGCCAGCGTCTCGTATGGGGTTGCCCCCGGCTTCGCATTTTAATCTATTATCAATGCCCATCCGCCCCTTAGATGGGGCGGATGGCGGAAAGGAAACGTATGTCCGTACCAAAAAGCAAGCAGGGCGAATCCTCTATGCAATTCATCCAGACGGCGCGGGAACTGAAGCAGCATACGCTTACGGTCGTCAAGAAATGCCCGAAGCGTCTGCAATTTTTCCTGCTGGGGCCTATTTATGAGGAGGCACGAGAGGTACTGCACTCCGTAAAGGCGGCCAACAACACCTATGTGCACAACCAGCATGAGGCGCAGATACGCGCCGACTATCTTGGGAGGGCGAATGTGGTGCTGCAGAACCTTGCCGACGATCTGGAGGATCTGTACGAGGAACTGTTGAGCGGAGAGGAGAGGTATAAGTGGGTACCGCACGCCATGCAGAAGCACGGAGAGCTGATCAGCGCGGAGGCGAAACTGATCGGCAAGGTGCGGAAAAGCGACAGAGAACGGTATAAGGGCTTAACATAAGCCGTTATATAGGGAAAGCGCTGTATATCTGCGCTGGCGGAACGGTCTGGCGGCTCGGCGGTGGTTTGGTGGCTGCGTGACGCGAACACCGGCAACTCGACGAACTTCTTGATTGTCAACTCCAGCGGCAGCGTCAACAACAACAACGCCAGCAACTCGTATGGGGTTGTCCCCGGATTCGCTCGGCACAGGCAGGACTTAGTAGGCGGTATAGCTGAAAACGATGCTTTGAGCGAAGGAGCGCTTTGCCCATTGAACTCGCGTCCGATGATACGCCGCCGGACGCTGGCCGAAAAGGCCCGTCCGCCACCGAGTGGCGGGCGCTTGCATGGCCGGTGAATGTGCGGAAACCCGGTTTCATGGCGGCGGCTACGCAGTTAGAACCCGCACCCGACAATAAGACTGCACGGAGGCGCATATTGACCAACAAAGAGAGACGAGAGGGCCGCTACCTGCGGCGCAAAGCCGCACGGGAGCGCAAAGCGATGGACCGCAGCAGGGCCTGCGGGAATTTTGAGGACGTTTTCAGCTTTATGCACTTGTGGAAATCCGCAAAGAAGTGCTGCAGGGGCGTAAAGTGGAAGTCCAGTACACAGAGCCTTATGAATAACATGCTGGTGCGGGTGGCAGACATCCACACAGAACTTATGGACGGGACGTTTCGGCATAAAGGGTTTCATGAGTTTACGGTATATGAACGCGGAAAGGCGCGGCACATTCGAGCCGTGCATATCACGGAGCGGGTGGTGCAGAAGTGCCTGTGCGATTATGCGCTGGTGCCGGTGTATCAAGCGACGTTTATCTACGACAACTCCGCCAGCTTAAAGGGGAGAGGGATGGATCGCGCCCTGCGGCGGTACAAGAAGCATGTCTCCCGGCAAGCAAGGAGAGGCGGCTATGTGCTGCGGTACGATTTTCGCAAGTTCTTCGATACCGCGCCGCACAAGCCACTGTTTGAAGCGAACAGGCGGTTGTTTCACGATCCGCGCACAGCGGCGGAGGTGGACCGTTTTATCCGCGATTTCGGAGACTATGGGCTGGGGCTGGGGAGCCAGGTGTCGCAGGTGTGCGCCCTGATGCTGGCTTCCCCCATCGACCACCTGTGCAAGGACAAACTGCGGCTGAAAGGGTACGGACGATATAACGATGACGGGTACGCTATGCACGAAAGCCGGGCGTATCTGGAAACGTGCTTAACAGAAATACGCCGCAAGGCAACAGAAATCGGTATTGTGGTGAACGAAAAGAAAACGGGCATATCGCCCGCAGGAAAGTCTGTTTTTCTCAAGTGTCGGTACCACACAAAGCCGGATGGTGGCGTAAAAATGCGGATGGGCCGCGAGGCCACAGCGCGTCTGCGTAAGAAATTGCCAAAGCTCCGAAAAATGGTACACGCCGGAAAAATCTCGCTTGCGGATGTACAGCCGGTTTGGGCATCCTATTGCGGGCACATGAACCGAGGGAATAGCCACAAGGCCGTGCGGAAGTCGGCGGAATATTTTAAGAGCATATTTGGGTTTTACCCGGATAAGGAGGGCTGGAGCTATGCCCTTGCAGGAGACCATTGAAAAGCTGACCGATGTATGCGCAGAGCTGCTGGCTATATGCCTGGAGCAGGCGGCAATCATAGGGCAGCATGTGGAGGCAGATAAATACGAAAAAGCTTTAGCGATGCTGGAAAGCGAGGTGAAAGAGGGTACAAGGTAAATGCAGGCGGCGAGACATTTTACAGTGAAGCGGCAAACCCGGTAAAAATCGCAGAAAACGGCAGCTATATTCTGTGCAAAGAAAGCGAACGCGAGGGCTACGCAGTGGATGCCACAGGCGGCGAAGAGACCATGCGGGTCATTAATGGCAGCGTGGAGCACGTTAACGGCGCAGAGCTTGTTGCGGGGCTTATCTCGGAAGCAGAAACGTTGACGCAGCAACTTGGAGAAGCGGTAGAAGCCATCTACAACAGCGACATGGCGACCATCGGTTAAGAAAGGAGAACGACTATGTACAACATTATGACGAAGCTTATCAACAAGCGGTTCTACAAGACCCGTGAGGAGGCACAGCAGAAGTGCGACGTGTTTTTCGCCGTGGGGCGCATCACGGACGAGCAGTACACGGAGCTGTGTGCGCTGATCGAGAGCGTGTACGCAGAATAAGGGGCGGGGAGAATTACTCCCCCCGCCGGATGTAGGCTTCCTCGGCATCGAGCTGTGCCTGTTTGAGCGCGGCAACGGCCTTTTCAAGCTGGGCAATGGCGTCGGTGACGGCGTTAAACAGGGTGAAATACTCGGGCATGGGAACACCTCCTTTCTGCAAGCAGGATAGCACAGGTGGCGTGTCAGAAACGGTCGAAGGGTGTCGAGGGTGCAAAAATAATTTGAGAGGAGAACGCGGCGAATGGAACCGTGGGTACAGGGAGTGCTTTTGCCCATCGTGTTGGCTATGCTGGCAAGTAACGGGCTGTGGGCGCTGATAGGGAAGCGGCGGGAAAAGAACAATGTGGAACGGAAGATGCTGGTGGGTCTGGCGCATGACCGCATCATCCATCTGGGCATGGTGTACGTGACGAGAGGGTACGTCACGCAGGACGAGTACGAAAACCTCAATGACTATCTGTATCAGCCGTATGAAAAGATGGGCGGTAACGGCAGTGCAAAACGGGTCATGGAGGAAGTAAGGAAGCTGCCCATCAAGCGAGAGGCGTAAAGCCGGAAAGGAAAAATTATGAAGCTGAACAACAAGACCTATGACATCATCAAGTGGGTGGTTATGATCGTGCTGCCCGCCCTTAGTGCCCTGTACGTGGGACTGGGCGGCATCTGGGGCTGGCCGTACATCGAGCAGGTGGCGGGGACTATCTCCTGCATCACCGTGTTCCTTGGCGCGCTGCTGGGCATTTCCAGCGCCAGCTACAAGAAATCTACGCTGGATGAGGAGGCTATGTAAATGGCCGCCCCGAAAGTATACCTGTCCCCGGCTATGCACATGGCAAACCCCTGTGTATATCCCCGCCCGGACGGGAAACAGTGCTATGAGGCACTTGAAAATAACGAGTACATCGACATTCTGGAGCCGATCCTGAACCGCTGCGGCATTGCCACTAAGCGCGGGTACCGGCGCACCCCCATGAACAGCGACAACGGCGACGCCATCATGAAGCAGAACGTGCGGGAGAGCAACGCATGGGGCGCGGACGTGCATTACGTCAGCCACACCAACGCCATCAGCAACGGCGCGGAGCAGACACGGGTGAGCGGGTGCAACCCCATGTACTACACTTATTCCAGCAAGGGGAAGAAGTTGGGCGAGATCATGGTGAAATACCGCAAGCAGGTGTACCCCGGCAAGGTGACGCTGGTGCCAAACGCCAAGTGGTACGAGCTGCGGGTGCCGAACGCGGTGAGCTTTTACGAGGAACACGCTTTCCACGACAACCCCAACGACATCGGCTGGTGGCACGAGCACATGACAGAGGTGGCGGAGAGCGCCGCCAAGGGCCTGTGCGAGTGGTTCGGCATCCCGTATGTGGAGCCGGGGAAGCCCGCGGAGCCGGTGGAGCCTATGACCCCCGGCGAGCTGCTGGTGAAGATCATGAATAGCACAGGAACGTGCGGCACGTGGGAGATCGTGAAGTAAAATAAATCTGCTGGGCGGGAAAGAGCTACGACAAGCCGCCTCTTTCCCCGGCGTAAAGTCCCGCAAGCTCACGGCTAAAACCGTGTTATGGACAGCTACCACAAGCAGATACGGCGCAGATTGCAGAGCATGGCACCAAAGCGGGCTATTGCGTATGTTATGAGCGCCCAGCTACCGCCTGACGAAGCGGTGTGCGTTATTGAATGTGACGTGAAGCGGAAGAGCTATTGTGAAACGGCGTTACTGCTGAACGTGTCACCGGAAACGGTGAAGCGGTGCCGCAGGAGAGCGTATCAGAAATTTGCAGACGAAGAAAGAAGCCGCACCTAAAAAGGTGCGGCTTCTTTGTTTGTGCCCGGTAGGGGGGAACCGGGCGTAAAAAAAGGGAAAGATGCCAGCCGGGAGTATTCCGGGGTGGCTGATTTTATTATACATCGGTTCTGCGGTATTGTACAAGTAAATAATTCGCAAATTAACGGCCTTTTTCTGACCTTTAACTGCCCCTTTGCGGGGGCAGTTTTTTGTTACGCTTATTGCAAGAAACGGAGGTGCTTGCATGGTCGAAAAGTTGGTGTCGTTGGGATTTACACAGCAGATGGCGGAGGACATCATTTGGGCGTATCAGGATGACCTACCGGGGCTGAAAGCTTATGTGCAGGTGATAGAAATGGTGTCGGCGCATGTATAGCTACTTCAACGAAAACCCACACGGGAAAAATGTGGGAGACTGCACCGTTCGGGCTATTTCAAAAGCCACCGGGAAAGAGTGGGGCGAAACGTACCTTGCTATGGCAATAGAGGGGTATTTGGAAGGGGATATGCCGTCTGCCAACGCGGTGTGGGGTGCGTATCTTCGGCGGATAGGATACAAGCGGTACATGGTTCCGGATACTTGCCCGGATTGTTACACAGTCGGTAGGTTCGCCGATGAACACCCGGAGGGGACGTTTATCCTTGCGCTATCCGGGCACGTCGTGTGTGTGCAGGACGGCGTAATTTACGACAGCTGGAACAGCGAAAACGAAATTGTTTTGTATTACTGGCAAAAAGAAAGTGAGGCGTAACTATGGCATTTAACCCGTATTTCAACCCTTATTACCCGCAGCCAATGCAGGACAACCTTGCCCAGCTTCGGCAGCAGCAGATGCAGACCATGCAGCCGCAGATACCGCAAATTCCACCCATGCAGAACCCGGTGGCGCAGGGCGGCGTACAGTGGGTAGCTGGTAGGCCGGAGGCGGAGAATTGGCTGATTGCGCCCAACTCCGCCATTGCACTGTGGGACAGCACGGCTCCCGTAGTTTACTTGAAACAGGCCGATGCAAGCGGCAAGCCGACCCTCAAGACGTATGACCTTGTAGAACGCCTTGCAAGTGCTCCTGACGCGCAGAAAGCTCCCGCCCCGGAATATGTGACCCGTAAGGAGTTCGACGCGCTGGCGGCGCTTGTGGGCGAAATAAAGGGCAAGAAGAAGCGCAAGGTGGAGGAGGAAGATGACGATGAGTAACAATCCGTTTTTCAATGCGTTAGGTGGCGGACAGATGCCGGGGCAGATAGGTGGCTTCCCGCAGCTTTTGCAGCAGTTCAAGCAATTCAAAGCGAACTTTAAAGGCGACCCAAAAGCGGAAGTAGAGAAAATGCTGCAAAGCGGCAAAATCTCACAAGACCAACTGAACAAGATACAGTCAATGGCAAACCAATTTCAGGGGCTTTTCAAGTAAATCAAAATCGTGGCCACGGTTTGATATAAATATTTTTTCAAAAGGAGTGATACTATGTCTCTTTCCTCTGACGGCACCATGCTGACTATGCCTGTGGCTCCTGCCAACACCGGCAACGGTAACGGCTTCGGCTGGGGCGGCGATGGCGCATGGTGGATCGTGCTGTTCCTCATTTTCGCTGCGTTTGGCGGCTGGGGTAACGGCTTCGGCTTCGGTGGCGGCGGCAACGGCGTGATGGACGGTTATGTTCTGACCTCTGACTTTGCCAATGTCGAGCGCAAAATCGACAGCGTAAATCAGGGCCTTTGCGACGGATTTTACCAGCAGGCGCAGCTTGTCAACGGCACCAACATGGCGATGGCAAACGGCTTTGCACAGGCCGAGCTTTCCCGCAGCAACCAGCAGGCAGCTTTGATGCAGCAGCTCACCGCCATGCAGATGCAGAACCAGGAGTGCTGCTGCGAGAACCGGGCGGCTATCGCCCAGGTGCGGTACGACATGGCGACGCAGGCTTGCGATACCCGCAACACGGTCAACACCGCTGCGCGTGACATCATCGACAACCAGAACCAGAATAGCCGCGCTATCCTTGACTTCCTGACGCAGAGCAAGATGCGCGATCTGGAAAGTGCCAATCAGGAGCTGCGCCTTGCCGCTTCTCAGGCTGCGCAGAACAACTACCTGATCTCCCAGCTGCGCCCTTGCCCCACCCCAGCTTACATCACTTGTAATCCTTGGGCGGGCAGCGGCTATGGCGGATGCGGAACCGGCTGCGGCTGCTGACAACTGCATAGCATAGCTTTTTCCCCACATGGGGAAAATGGTCAGCCCCGTGCTGATACTGACACCAACGCGGCGGGGCAATAGCTCCGCCGCTGTATTTTGAAAGGAGTGATTATTTTGGCCGAGTTTACCAACGTTAATATCGTGACTGTGGCCGCAGGGCAGAATGTGCCTCTGACGGAAACCGCGGTCAACAACAAGCCGTGCATCGTGCATCGAGCCGGAGCAGGCATCGTAACTTTGCGCGGGTTGACAAACCAGTGCAAGGCACGTTTTCGCGTGGCTTTTGGCGCGAACATCGCTATCCCTACCGGTGGCACGGTGGAAGCTATTACCGCCGCGCTGGCTATCAACGGTGAACCGCTGACCAGCGCCGTGGCAATCGTTACCCCCGCCGCCGTGGGAAACTATTTCAACATTTATGTCAGCGCCATTGTGGAGGTGCCGAAGGGCTGTTGCCTGACTGTGGCTATGGAGAACACCAGCACACAGGCGATCAATTTCGCCAACTCCAACTTGACCGTTGACCGCGTAAGCTGAAAGGAGTAAACTATGAGTATGAAAGCAATGTATGATTTGCGCGATATGCTCTGCACGGAGCTTGACGAAATCGCCCGTAAAGGAGAGCTGGGCGCGGGGGATCTGGACATCGCGCATAAGCTGGTAAGCACCATCAAGAACATCGACAAGATCGATCTGATGGAAGATGAAGGGTACAGCCGTGACGGCGACTATTCCCAGCGGCGTTACTCCCGCGACGGCGACTATTCCCAGCGCAGGTATTCCCGCGACAGCTACGGCGGCGGCAGCTCCTACGCACGGCGTGGCACCCATTATGTGCGCGGCCATTATAGCCGCGACGGCGCAAAAGATGACATGAAGCGCCAGCTGCAAGAGATGCTGGACAATGCGGATGATGATACCATCCGCAACGCCATTCAGCGGTGCATGGATGCCGTGGAGGGCTGAGAGGGGGTAGTTCCCCTTGATCGACGAAAAGGAACTTAAAGCCTGGATAGCCAGACTGGAAACGGAACAGTCAAGTTGGCCGAACTACGAGAAGTTGGCCGCGCTGTACATTATACAAAACCAGCACAAAGGGCAGAGAAACCCTGCACCGGTGGCTATGTATTCCAGCGCACCGGCTCCTGATGTGGTGGACGGTGACAGTGATTTTATGCAAGCGGTATCATCCCGCGCGCCGGAACAGGCGTGGGCCATAGTGGACGAGTTGATGGATGCGCTGAAAGTGACCAATGCGCGAATGTATGATAACGTGATGCGAAAGATGCGAGGATAAAGTATCCCCCGCCTGTTTTGGCGGGGGATACTCTTGTGTACTTAGTTTGCTATAACCTAACGG